CAACGAACAACATTACACTAAAGAGATTTAGCCCCCCCGTGTATAAGCGGGAGTTGTGAAACAGGTGTTCCATCTAGACAAGACACAGGAAACGCGCCTCGTTGCAACAAACAACAAGCCAATTCACACTCACAGCTGCACATTCTCTGCAGCCAACACTCTCCCGATTTCATGATAACTCTCGCCAAGTGGATCCAAACCTACACTGTGCAGTGCGGTGTTCACTTCATTGACGAAAGAGTCGAAAAACTCTTTTCCCCACTGGTAGGCTTCGCGCAACGCTCCACCAATGTTTTCTTCTAGGGCTTCTACAGGCTCACAAGGAACCCGAAGCCACATGAGCATCTCACGAAGGACTTGTTTTTGAAGCCCACCGCGAATGTCAAAGCGCGAATGCTTGACGAACGACCGCTTGAGAAAAGTCATTTCGTCAAGATCACAGTGTTCAGTAACATCTGTCTTTTTCCCGTTAGTCACGACGATCCCGAGCCCAGCCATGACATCACGAAAACAGACGAAAGTAAAGTGCTCATTCATAAACGCACTCAACACTAGCAACAAATCATCTCCATAAGTAACGCAACGTATTTCCTTCTTAAACACTGAAGCGGTCGCCAGCGCTGGAGGGACGCTAACTCGGTACGCATACCTAACGAAAAACGCGTTGGCAAAGCAATTCACCAGAACCGTCAACGGATGACCACTGGGAAGACCCTGATGTTTCATATATAAACAGTCAAACGCTAACGTCAAGGTGTGAGTCATCTCACTCATGAGCACACGCCGTCCCAACTCGTTCCCATCACCGTACCACTCCTGCACGCAGGTGGTAAACAGGGCAACAAGTTCTGGCATGACGTTTGCATCAAAGTGCTTGTAATCGGCATCAAAGCCACGAGTGCCACACCTAGCCAACCGATAATACAAGTCAGTCCACTCAGACCCCAAAGGGTTGATTCCAACCGCGCAAAAGTTATTAAGGCGGTCCTGCATCATTGCAACAGAAAAAGCCAAAAAGTATCGCCGGCATACTATCAGATAATCAAGCGGCGCTATGCTAAAACTACGACTGGACCCCTGTTCTATCTTCTCCAAAGAGCGTCGCTCACTCTTCAAACAATCGAGCCACACTGAGAGGGAAACCTCCCCTTGCTCCAAGAAGAAGGTACGAACATCCAGAGCGGCGCGCAGCTCAGCACGTGGTTGTAATTCACCATCCACCTCATCAAAAAGATACAAGCGCCCCGCACGCGTACCTCGAGTTAAAGTGAAGGGATAACCTGGACTGGTATTCATGCTAAGCCGATCACAGAACTGCACCCCGGGTAGGCCATTAATCGCAACACTCTCCGAAACGACTTCACGCTTCAGAACTCCCGTTGGTATCCGAAGAACTTCAGCACGCATCCAACTGGCAACATCCCGGAAAGCTTCAGGATCAAACGAAGACCGGAGACTGCCAAATCGATTAACGGCACGCCCTAAAACACTGCCCGTGACGCGAAGTCGTGGATCGCGGTCACTCAAGACCGATGGCCCGGTCGTTGGAATAAAGCCGGCAACACCATTAATAGGAGAGGGTATGAGGTCACTCTTAGTCGGTAAATGAGCACCCCGTTTCACCGTTCCAAAGTACGAAAAAGAACCCTGGGGCTCAAAAACTGGTTTGGCCAAAACAAGCTCCATCTGCGACTGGACATACTCAAACTGAAGTCCCTGCACTTGCTCTTCAAAGTGCGACATGGCTTCCTTCAAGTCTGAGGCAAGAATCAGTGTTCCCCAGCCAGCACGCTGGTTGCCGGCAGTGTGTATCCCCGCAAGTTTACGTGTGCTCGAGGGATTTCGAATTACCAGCACGCCGCCACAATCACCAGCACGGGTTGGGGCAGTGTACTTCCAGCCATGAGCCAACTTGTAGCGCGTCTCGCGCCCAGTATAGATCACGCCAGAAACACGATGGTGACCTTCAACACACACAGCTTCCATTTCAATTGGTTTACGCTCGACAAAAACTTGTTCTCCTTTCGCTCGTACGTTGACAATCTCCGCGGAGGTTTTGCGAATGCGAGTGAGTTCCGACTCGTCCAAAAACAAGTGAGCAATGCGCTTAGAGGGTGGTATGCGCACGCCCACATCCCACACGCACGCATCATAGTCGCGCACTTGCCGTATAGAAGCGCGGGAAAAGCGTACCTCGAACTTCTTCAACAGGTGAGTAACGTACACAACACACCCGTCCTCCACTTGATCAAAGAAGTGATGGTTCACGAGCAACAAGTGGCCACCCACACCCAGGGCATTCACCTTCGCTTTAAACTTGCCGTCAAGTTCCAAGGCATACATGTTCGGAACCACCCGATTAACGAGAATCTCATCGGCATTGACGTCGCCTGAACTTTGCGCTCGACCCCTAAGAAAAGCCTTCAAGGCACGAAAGGTCTTCACATCCTCAACCTGAAACTCCTCCATCTGGGGCGATGCCTCTCCAAAAGCAGCTGTCTTAATTACGTAAGACGTCGGTTTTTTGTCAACTGGCCCATACGCCTGATGTTGCGGCTGTACGGAAAAGCCATTCTCCTGCAGTCGTTTGTGTAACTGCGTCGCCTCGTCAAGATTATCCACAAGCTTAGGAAACAAACGCTTCGCCTGCTCCCTCTGTTCCGACACGTGAGCCGTCTCTTCCTGCAAGTACCTATCTAAATGGCCTTGGGAGCGATACAACAAGTACCCACAGAAAGCGACAAAAGCCACGTAACAAAGCAGAATCAACCGAGGCACAGTTATCTGTCGTAGGATTCGTTGAGTCCACGAGCGCTGAACGGCCAGTACCTCCTCACGCACCTGCCTCACGAAACGACCTACGGCGTCATCAGTTCGAGTGTCAGAAACTGACAAACGCGCGTGTGCCTCACTCATTGCCCGCAATCGCGCCTCCCCCAAAAGAGCCTTATAAAACTCAAATTTCACTCGAATGTAACTATTATCGGGCGGTAAAGCGTCAACCATCAAAGTACCATCGGAATTAAGGTACTGCACAAGAGAGGCCCCAACTTCCTCTGTAAGCTGGGAGGCGCCAGGGTCCATCTGCCCCTCTCCCTCGTCGTAAGAACGATCATAGAAGGCGGTGGTATAATCCGAAAAAACCACGGGTTTGGCTAATCTTTCAGTAAGATCATCAATCCGTTTTTGTTCTTCCAACGATGGTACATCCACCCCGGCCGGTGCGTAGCCTTCGCGCAATCGAGCCCGGTCCAGCTCATTCAAGTGCGCCTGCCACATCGCCGAGGACTCAGAAAAAGAGAGACCTAACCTACGCTTGGAAACAAAAAACTCCTCCTTGTCAAGGTAGCGTCGTGCTCTCTCGCGCACTTGAAACATCATGTCCTCGTAAGTACAAGGACCCGAAATGACCCTTCCTTGCTTCACTGGATCAAGGAACTCAAAGCGCAAGTGCGAATTGCCCTGGACTCGCACTTCCGCATCCTGAAAATTGACTGAGCTAGTCATTCGAAGAAGCACGTTGCGACGGCGCCACAACGAATAATTGGCCGCCTCAGTCTGCTCTTGATTAGTCAAGACACGCAAAGTACGGACAGATGGGTACGCAAAGTTAGTACACGCCCCAACGAGTTTAGAAGTAAAACATTTGCCCTTCTCGGACAAGTCCGCCATATTCAATCGAAAAGAGTCACAACTTTTACAACAGAAAAAATCGGTAAACGAATCGTACCCGGCAAGTTCAGGAACTTCCTTGCCCAAATCATCAAAAAGGACACAATACTGGTTGTTATATCGAGACCAGAACCTGTCACTAGTGGCACGAGTGTAATAATTCTCCAGGGGATGAACTCCACGATCACGCATAATCGCATCACACACGTCACGAATGATGCGACTCTTCCCTATATTCGTGTCACCCACCAGAACGATCGAAAAAGGATCAACACGAAATTCCTCCTCTTGAGACCCCTCATGGGCAAGCTGAGCGAGGAGTTCAGCTTTCTTAAAAAACTCATTAAAGACACCAAGAAGCTTCAGTGGGGGATCTTCCGAAAGAGCTATTCGACGATACATAATGCCCTCCTTATAGAGATTCAAGGCATCATTCCGCGCTTCCAAATTATACCTAATCACGCTACTCATCGACGGATGCGACATGTCAAGCACTCGAGTAGCCCAATTTCCAAGCCCTTCAGTCACACTCTCCAAAACTTGCGCTCTTGCCCTGCGCCGGCTGGGAAACAAGTAGTCCAGAAGTCCCACAACAAAGCTACCAATATTCTCGTAAAGAAAAGCGATGCCACGGGCGGCATACCCAAAGGCGCCCAGTCGTTTCACAAAAGTCTCGACGTACGAAAAAAGCCCGGCGGGAATAGTGCACAAGGCACTCAGTTTATCCCCGAGGGCGTCAACTGCCTCATGGGCAACTGAAAGAGCTTGCAAAGCGTACACCATTAAAACCGAGAAAAACTCTTGCCCGCTCGCCACTAAACTATGCGCAACGGCCTGTTCAAAGTCCGCCTCCCCCGAAGAACCACATTGCGTGGGGGTAGGAGAAACTGAGGCCATCACCTTAGAAAAAATTGTCGCCACGTCAGTCAATTTGTATCCTAACGCAGTAAGAAAAAACCAGAAACCCATGACCCTCACTTCGGGGGTAACAGGTCCTAGTATCTGGTAAACTGATAAAACTAAAGACACCATAGTAGTAAAATCCGTTGGCATATAGGTCTTAATGTCGTCAACGAAAGAGCCAAGAGCGCTCTCGACGACTTTACCCATCAGGTCAGAAAAGAAATGTTTAAAAGTTTCAAGAACACTAAAAAAACCAGAGCCACACGCAGAGAACAAAGATTCTACGGCCGAAAGGATTGATCCGCCTGTCGTCGCAAGTTTAGACATAGCTATCATGATTATTAATGGGATTTAATTTGCGATTTTCGTCATTTACTTACGTATTTGTAATTTTCGCATTTTACACCGGACCCTACGTGAATGACACGTGGTGACTAGAAGGTAAAAGACAACAAACTACCACCTCAGCTGAGGCGAGGAGCATTTTCTTCTCAACGCCCAACGACTCACAAACCCATAACTACAGTCCAGTACGAGAAAAACAATAACTCAATAATGCCTGTGAAGGGAAATTGCCCAGCCAATGTCACATACGGCACACCGGGTTAGAGTGACCACGCACCTCCTAAAGTCGATTCATGAGAGCCACCGAAAGAAAACTAGACGGAAGGTCTTCACCGAGTAGTGCAGGGAGGCCCATCCCACACCAACCAGCCGGTAAGCTAAGGAAAAAATAGTTTGCACACAAAGAAAAGAAACTACGTACCACTAACATAAACTGAAGAAGGAGAAATAGGATAAGAAAGAACAGAGTCATTAGATAAAGCTGCAGAGATAGTAACAGAAGAATTAAACGGAGCGTCCTTCTGCGGAGTCATGACAGTGGAGTAAACTAGTAAATTCAAAGTCCCCAAACACCCATAAGGAGGAGTATACCCAGCAGGTCCCACCTCAACATGGGTAAGAAGTCGAGCAAAACGGGTATAAAAAGGAATCTCAACTTCAAGAATAGGCGTATCAAACATCACCCCACTAACACCAGCCCAAAGTCCACATCTAGAGCGATACTTCGTGAACAAATCAGGCTTGGCCTCGGTTTGAGCGGTGTAGCCCATACCGGTCATGTCCGTGGGGTCATGCCAAATACAATACTGAAAAGGAGGGTGAAAGGCAACCCCAAACTGAAACGAGTAACGCATGCCACCGCGCCAGAACGCGTACATGTTCACCAATTGACCACGAATACCCGTCCCAACCGTAAGGGAAGAGTCACCCATCTTTCCGAGCATCCAACCAGGAAGAACAGGAATAGTAATCAAATAAGAGTGAGTGTTTGTAAAGAAATAAGAAACCTGAGGTGCCAAACGGGTGAGGGAAAACTTCAAATGGGAAAAGCTCTCACCCATCGATTGTTCTGGATGAGGCCTAGGTTGAACTGACCCAGTTAAAACATTTGGGTCTTGATCTTCATGGTCAGTACGAGAAGCCAACACTTTCGGCTCTTCCATCTGGGCCTCGCCCAAATCGTACTGATCGGTAAACTCTTGACGTTTACCGTCAACAAAAACGGCATGAAACGCACCTTCAGTAAGCTTTCGATTATCGACATTCGCCGCGTGCCGAATAGGAACGGAACGAGGAACGCTGAACTCAAAGTCTGAGCCAGCACTGAGCCAAACCCAAGCCTGAAGATACTCATTAACTGACGATGGGTATGATATCTCATTAATGGTATCAATCCACAAAGTACCCAACAGGGCATCAGCATTGGAGCCGTAGTCCGCTATACGCGACCCGTGCCAAGCGGTGGTATATTTCCACGGCAAGGTAGCCATATACGGAACAGTAAACTCAAAGGATCGTGACTCTTGCAAGTCCATCACCATACTGGGCAAGTAAGAAGCGTGTTCCCACTTCGAGGGGACACCCGAATCAGCAGACTCAGGAAGAACACTCGCGACAAACCTCCCTGTATGAAATCCCGAACAAATAAACTCAATCTTGATCTTAAGAGAGCCACGCCAAAAAGTAAAACACGATGCCGCCGCCGATAGAAAAGTGGGCTGAAATCCAATGAGAGTGGTAATATCATCAACCGCCGTCTCGGAAAACTTAGGACACAAGGAAGGGGAAAGTGGAATACCCTGCCGAATCCTTCGAGCGGACGCCTGCAGAGTAGCAACAACCATAGGACGTGAGATGATCTCTTTCAAATCCATATCATCCACAGAACTTAAATTTTGTTCTTGAGTAGTATAAGTCTGAGCCAAAGGATTACCTCCCAGGCGATGAATAGGACGAAAACCACTTGTTGCATAGTGATTTAAAACTCTATTGGGAAAAAAGGGCTGAAAAACAGGGGCAGATGGAGCGTCGCGCACCCCAACACAACGCAGTGCCGAACCTACGGCAGCCCCTGTGTACTTAATGGCATTAGAAATCGACCCGGCAGCAACCGCTTTTGTTAGAGACACGGCACTATCAGCCAGATCAACCAACGCACTTTCGTCACTTTGTGCGGAACCAGCTTCGAAAGAAGGCTCCTTAGAAAATGGCGCGTGATAGTAAGTGGGGACATGAAGAGCTTGAGTAGTAAAAGAGATCCACAATGTTCCATCAACGTAAGGAGACGTACCAGTAGCGGCAATGAGAGGAACAAGAGGCCACACATATACAGTTCCAATTGATCTTCTCACGGCCACCTGATTTTGCGTTCCAAACGTATTCATAATGTCGACGATGGTTGCAAACGGAATAGTAAGTTCTGCAACATTGCTGGCAGAAGCGTCGATAAAAGAGTGCGGAAGCCCACTCACTTGAGTGATAAACTGCTCAAAACTCTTAATGTGTTTTACAGTGAAATCACGGAGATTCATCGGGTTGAAAACGATAGCAAGACGGCCAGTGTGAAATCGAGTAGAATTAACTTGGAGACGCAGCACAACATTACAACGAAAAAACGCAAACATAGAGAAAAACGAATACGACATTCCCTTAAGAACACCAACAAGATCACTAAACAAATCAACGGACAACAAGGGAGTAAGAGACGTGGTAGAAGAGGCCCACGCAAACTCCTTCAACAAAAGAGGACGGTCCATTATTTTCTTAAAATCCCACATGTCAGAAGGCACATTTTGAGACACGGGAGGGTTCAAAGCCTGACCACGACGGGAATCGTCCGCAACCACAGGACGAGACTCAGCCATAGTAATATTCTCGAAACGAATTGATTGGGCCTCAATTACGTCAGTCGAATTAAAAGCGTTCGTTGCTGCCATTATTAAACCAAGCGGAGAACACCTCCGCAAAGTGAACCCCTTAGGGGGGTCAGTCCTCCCAGGCCTAGCAATGGATAAGGTAGTCGAAACCACACAACCACATTGCTAGACCCGGGATCATGAAAAGGG